CGCGGTCAGGTCATCGTGACCGGCACCGCCGGCCGTCAGCGTGAGGGGATGCTGTGGGACTTCCTGGAGCGGGGCCGGCGCGGGGACATCGGCATCCTGGAGTACGCCGTCCCGGACGGGCAGCTGGTCGCCCTGGCGCTGGACACCGTCGAGGGGCAGGCCGGTCAGGCTGCCGGGTGGGCGCTGTCCAAGGACGGCAAGCACGTGCTGAACGAACCGGCGATCATCGCCGCGCACCCCGGCATCGGGACGCTGACCACCCTGGGCGTGGTGCGGTCCCGGTTCGGGTCGATGGGCGTGCCGCAGTTCGCCCGGGAGTATGGCGGACAGTGGCCGATCGACGGCACCGCCCGCGCGATCGACCCCGCCCTGTGGGAGGCCGGGCGCGTCGACGTGTACCCCGACAAGCCTGCCCGGTACGCGCTGGGCTACGACGTCGCCCCGGACCAGTCGTCCGCCGCGCTGGCCGTGGCATGGCGCGACGACCGCGGCCGGGCGTGGGTCGAGATCATCGAGCACCAGGCCGGGGACGTGTGGCTGCCGCGCGCCGTGCACGCGATCACCCGCCAGGTGCCCGGCGTGCTCGTCGGGTACGACCGGATCGGCCCCAACCGTGCCGTGGCCGACCGCCTGGCCCGGGAGGCCCGTCCGCGGCCCAAGCTGGTGGACCTGTCCACGAACGACATAACCGCCGCGGCCGCGCAGCTGTCGGCCGACATCACCGCCGGCACCCTGCACCACCGCGCGGACGCCGGCCTGGACGCCGCCGCCGAGGTCGCCACCCGCCGATCCATCGGGGATGGGTCCTGGGCGTGGGGCCGGCGCCAGGGCCAGCGCGACGGCGGGGACATCGCCCCCCTGGTCGCCGCGACCAACGCGCTGCGCGTCTACGACGTCCACCTGGCCCGCGCGGCCGGCAACGGCGGCATCCGCATCCGGTCGGCCAACCGCGCGGCGGCATCGTGACACGCCGACACGATCCGGGTACTTGCACCATCCTGGTGCAATGCACCATGCTCGCCCCGTGAGCATCATGGACAGCCTGAGGTTGGCGGCAAGCACCGCCACCGGCTACCGCCGCCAGCGCGGCGTGCGCTCCCCGTGGACCAGCGGGCAGCTGTCCCAGCTGGTGTGGTCCGACATCCTGGACACCGAGCTGCTGCCGGTCAGCCGCCCCGTGGCCATGACCGTCCCGTCCGTGGCCAAGGCCCGGCACCTGCTGGTCACCCACCTGGCCGGTGTCCCGCTGCGCGCGATGCGCGGCGGCACGGTGCTGCCGGAGGTCGACCAGCCCACGTTCCTGTACCGGACGAACGGGGCCTCGACGCCCTGGCACCGCATGGCGTGGACGATCGATGACCTGCTGTTCACCGGGTGGTCGCTGTGGGCCGTCCAGCGCGGCGCCGACCGCACCATCCTGGACGCGGTGCGCGTGTCGCCCGATGAGTGGACGTTCAACGCCGACAACCGCGTGGAGATCAACGGCGTGGTGGCCAACGACGACGACGTGATCCTGTTCGCCGGCCCGGCCGAGGGTCTGTGCGAGTTCGCCGCCGGCACGATCCGCGCGGCCCGCAACATCGAGCTGGCGTGGTCCGGGCGGGTGCGTTCGCCCATCCCGCTGGTCGAGCTGCACCAGACCGACGACACCGAGCTGACCGACGACGAGCTGGACGAGTTGCTGGCCACCTACGTCGCCGCCCGGCAGGACCCCAACGGCGCCGTGGTCTACACCCCGCACAACGTGGACCTGAGGGTGCACGGCGAGCAGGCGTCGTCCTACCTGGTCGAGGCACGCAACGCCGTGCGGCTGGACGTGGCCAACATGACCGGCCTGCCCGCTGAGGCCCTGGACGGGTCGCTGTCCACCGCGTCGCTGACGTACACCACCCAGCAGGGCACCAAGACCGAGGTCACCGACGCGCTGCGCATGTGGTACGAGCCGATCGAACAGCGACTGTCCCAGGACGACGTCGTGCCGCGCGGGCAGCGCGTGCGGTTCGACCGCACCGACCTCGCTGCCGCGATCCCATCCCCGACCGGCCCCACCGTGGAGGACTGACCCATGACCGACGTCACGATCGAGGCGGGCACGCTGACCGCGTCCCGTGAGGACCGGGTGGTGTCCGCGCTGCTGCTGCCCTACGGCGAGGTGGGGCGCACGAACCTGGGCAAGTTCCAGGTGGAGCGCGGCGCGTTCCAGCTCCCCGCCGACCCCACGGTGCTCAACGCGAACCTGGACCACAAGCACGACGAGCCGATCGCCCGGACGCTGACCATGAACGACACCGACCGCGGGCTGTTCGCGTCGTGGAAGGTCGCGGCCGGTCCCGAGGGGGACGAGCTGCTGGCCGAGATCGCCAGCGGCGCGCGGCGCGCGGTGTCCGTCGAGGCCACCAACGTGGCGATCCGCGCCGGCAAGGCCGTGGCCGGGCGGGTGTTCGGCGCCGCGTTCGTCAAGTCCGGCGCGTTCCCGTCCGCCACCCTCATGGCCGCGGACGCCGGCGAGCTGCCCGAGGACTTCCCCGACTACCTGAAGCCGTCCGAGTCCACGTCCGAGAGCACCGAAGAGCTGGTCATCAACGGCGTCACGTACGTCGTCAAGAGCAAGTCCCAGCACACCACCGAGGTCACGCCCAAGGACGCCGAGCAGGCCGACGAGGACGCCGACGACAACCAGGAGGACCCCCCCATGAGCGACACGCTCGCCGCGTCGGCGCCGGCCGACCTCGCCCGCCGCACCCCGCAGACCCGCAAGGCCGAGCGCAGCGTGCGCGACGTCGCGCGCCTGTTCGCCGCCGCGTCGGCCACCCGCGACCCCGCCGCGCTGCGCGCGATCTCGGACATCAACGACGAGACCTCGCAGCTGTTCGCCGCCCTGGCGGACGTGAAGTTCGACGGCACCGGTGGGCTGTCGCAGACCGTCACCCAGCCGCAGTGGATCGGTGAGCTGTGGTCCGGCAAGGCGTTCCAGCGCAAGATCGTGCCGCTGTTCCCGCACGCCGACCTGACGTCCCTGGTCATCAAGGGCTGGAAGTGGGGCACCAAGCCGACCATGGCCCCGTGGTCCGGCAACAAGTCCGCCGTGCCGTCGAACACCCCGACCGTCGAGGCGTACGACACCACGGCCGAGCGCCTGGCCGGCGGGCACGACATCGCCCGCGAGTACCGCGACTTCAACGTCGAGGGGTTCTGGGAGGGCTACTTCCGGGCCATGACCGAGAGCTACGCCCGGCTGTCCGACGCCGGCGTCGGCGACGACATCGTCGCCGCCGCGACCCCGGTCACCCGCGGCGCGGTGCCGGCCAACGTCTCGCCCGGCCTGGTGTCGATCGTGGACGGCGCGCTGTCGTTCATCGACACCGCGTCCCCGTCGTTCGCGCTGGTCGCCAAGGACGTGTGGCGCGAGATCCTGCTGACCCCCAAGGACAAGACGCTGGAGTACCTGACCAGCGCCATGGGTCTGGAGGACGGGTCGCTCAACGCCTTCAAGCTGCTTCCGTACTCCGGTCTGGACGCCGGTGAGGTGCTGGTCGGCGCCCGCGAGGCCGCGACCGTGTACGAGCTGCCCGGCGTGCCGATCCGCGTGGAGGCCCTGGACCTGGTCAAGGGAGGCATCGACGAGGCCATGTTCGGGTACTACGGCACGGTCATCCACGACGCCGACGCCCTGGCGCTGGTCACCCCCGCCGGCACCGGCGCCTGAGCGACCACCGACCGACCGACCAGGGCAGGGGTGAAGCGATGACGTGGGCCACGGTCCCCGACGTCCGCCAGCGATGGGACGACGCACCGCTGGACGACGAGCTGCTGGGCGCGCTGCTGGACGCCGCGCACGAGCAGCTGGCCACCTACGCCCCTGCCCTGGTCGACGGTGTCCCGGTGCCGGCCCGGTACCGGGAGGCCGAGGTGCTCCAGGTCCGGGCGCTGTGGCAGGCGCAGGAGCGCGACGGCGACGTGCTCGGGTTCGGTGAGGCCGGGTACGCCGTGCGGGTCCGCCCGCTGGGGCAGGACGTGCGCTCGCTGCTGCGTCCGCGCCGCGGTCGGCCGGTGGTCCGGTGAGCGCGCGCCGTCGCCTGGCCGCGGACCTGTCTGCCGCCCTGGGCGAGGGGTACCGCGTGCGTGCGCGCACCGCCACCCCCGACCAGATCGACCCGCGCACCGTCGCGGTGCGCGTCATGCCGGCGTCGGTGGCAGCCGCCCCGCAGACCCGCGGGCTGCTGTACACGCTGACGGTGTGGGCGGTCACCGGCCGGCAGGACCCCGACGAGGTGGACGACGTCCTGGACGTCGCCCTGGACGACCTGCTGGGCGTCCTGCTGGCCCTGCCCTGGCTGACGTTCGACGGCGCCGAGCGCGGCGTCATGGACGACCGCTGGCACGGCTACCGCCTGACCCTGACCTGTTACGCCACCATCACGGAAGAGGACTGACCATGGCCACGCTGAACGTCGCACCCCTGGTGCTCAAGGACGTCATGCTCGAGCTGGGCACCGGGGTCGACGCCGACGACTTCCGCAAGCACGTGTCCGGGGTGACGTACACCCCCACCGCCCCGACGCAGTCGTGGACCGGCCTGGGCGGGAACACCCACACCGACGTCGGCGCGGCCACGTGGACGCTGAACCTGGACTACGTGCAGGACTGGACGTCGGCCGAGTCGCTGTCCCGGTTCCTGTTCGAGCACCAGGGCGAGACCCTGCCGGCCCGGTTCCGTCCGATCTCCGGGGAGGGGCCGGCGTTCACGTCCAACGTCACGATCACCCCCGGCGCGATCGGTGGCCAGGTCAACGCCTTTGCCACGACGTCGGTGCAGCGGGGGACCGACGCCCCGGTGCCGGTCCCGGCCGGCTGACGTGCTGTCGGTGCGGGGGTCGCGCGAGCTGCGCGCCGCGGTGCTCGCTGTGCGCACCGCCCGG